GCCTTCCATGGCTACCATGCCGCCGAAGCGGATCGGCTCCATGCCACCCTCTTCACCGCCGCCGTAGTGCATGAACGTGCCGTCCGCGCGTCTGCGCCTGCGCATCTCGGTGTCGTAGCCGTCGCGCTCACCGAAGCCCATGCGGCGATCCTGCGGCATGTCGCCGTCGTATCCGCTGCGCGTATGGTAGCGCCTGCGCATGTCCATGTCATCGCCACCGGTCATGCCGGGATTGCTGTACGGCGGAGTGTACGTCCTGCGGTGATCCGGCTCCCAGGGTTCGTCACGCCCGTATGCCATCCGACCGCCGTCTCCGCTTTCGCGGCGCTGGTTCTGCCCGTTCTCTCGAAGCATCTGCAGCTTGGCCAGCCTGGTATTCATTCCTGCCATATATCGTCGCCTCCCTTCATGCGCCCGCGGCCGCCGGATCGGTGCCGTCCACGCTGAAAGCTGCGCCGAGCTTGCTGTAGCACAGCGGTCCAAGCAGTTTGAACGCGCCGGTCGTGCCGCTGCTCACCAGCTTGATCGGGTAACTGTAGCCGCTCCTGATCCTCTCCGCTGTCACCGGCGTACCGTCGCAGGCCAGCAGCGGATACTCCACCGTACCCGTGCCGATTGTGATCACCACGGCCGCGCCGATGGTTGTTTCCGCCGGGATCTCATCCACCAGCCGCAGGAAGTACGGGCATCTGGAATTGAATGCGCGCTGGTTCACGTTGATCGTCAGCGTTCCGTCCGCAAACGTGATCGTCTCCTCCGTCACGCTTCTGGGGTCAATTCGCATCACCTTGTATCCCATGTGTTCACATCCTTTCAATAGAGGGAGGCGGTTGCCCGCCTCCCCGCTCATCACTCAATCTGTCGAGTGTCAGGTGGTATAGCCGCCGCAGCCGCACCCGCAGCCGTTGCCGCCGTAGCTCACGCCCACCGGATTACCGTAGCAGCAATTCGGGTTCGGCACCACGTACGCCGGGATCGGGCAGTCACGGCCCAGCCTGCGGATCAGCTCCGCCGTCTGTGCCTCCTGGTTTGCGGTGATAAAGGCGTTCTGGTTGGCCTGGCTCGCCGCGAACTTGAGGCTCAGGTTCTCGCTGCGCAGCGCGTCCAGCTTCTCGGCCATGCGCGCCTGCTCCATCGCGTCCAGCTTGGCGATCACGCGGTCCGTGTCGCTGTGGCTGTTCTGGATGATGTTGCTGGTGTTGGTGGCCATCGCATAGCCCACGTCGCAGAAGCCGCGCTCAATGAGACGCTGGGTCTCGCAGCAGCATGCCGCCTGCTGGGCCGCCGCGTTGGCAAACTGCGCCTGCATGGCATAGAAGCCGTCGCTCAGACCGTTCTGGATCGCGCGGATGCCGTTGTCGATGCCGTTGACCTGGAAGCCCTCGGCGATCGCCGCGCGAGTGAAGGCTCCATTGCCGCCACCGCCGCCGAAGCCGCCGCCAAAGCCGCCGCCGAAACCGCCCCAGCCGAACAGCAGCGCAAGGATCAGCAGACCCCAGATACCTCCGCCGCCGAACCAATCATTGCCATTGTTGTTGCCGTTATCCTGGCCCATGGCATAGCCCATCGCAAAATCGTCGCCCATTTATTTCCTCCTTTTCTTGTCGTTTGGAATCTGTATCTGCAAAAGCGGTCTGCAGCCCGCCTTATGCCTCACTCAGGGATCCGCACGCCCAGCTGCTGCGCCAGGCTGCCCAGATCCACGCCGCGCTGTCTGGCCATGTTCATGGCGATATCGCGCAGCTGGTTTTCGTTCTTGCCGCCGATGATCTGCTTGGCCTGCTGCACCTGCGGTCCGCCCATTCTGTCGAGTATCGCCATCGGGGACATTCCGCCCATGAATTGATTCACGATCGCCTGCATGGGATTTGCCTGCCTCTGCTTGCCCTGCTGCGTCTGACGCTCCATCCTTGGCGGAGAGGGGAACGGAATCATGTTATTCATCCGTCGTCGCTCCTCTCTTGCGTTTGGCGCTCACGGCCTCTGCCAGTTCACCCACCTTGGCCTCCAGCGCCTGCACCATCTCCACCGTCGCGTACTCCGGCGCAGGCTTGGCCTGCTGCTGCACCATCTGCTGCAGCTTGCTCGGATGCAGGAAGTCATCAAAGATCGCGCCGCCGGTGTTTGGGTTAAATCGCTTGATGTACACCTCGCCGGCGCCCAGGTTGAGGAACACATTGATGACGTTCGCGTCGAACTGGATCTGCGCCGTCGTCGCCTCGTCCCTGCTGGTCACCATGCGCGTGATCACCTGCGGCTGTGCTTGCTGGGGCATCGCCTGCCCCATGCCCTGCATCTGCTGAGCGTATGCCTGCTGCGCCATCATCTGCGGCGTAGGCTGCCCGTACATGCCGCCAAACGGGTTGTATCCGTATCCTGCCAATGTCATCGCCTCCTTCTGCTTCAATTTTCCAACAAAAAAAGGGCGGCAACGCGCCGCCTATCCGACACGTTTCCGTCACTTACCCGCCATTCGGGCAATAAAAAAAACCGGGCATTACGCCCGGTCTTGTGTATTAAATTGCTTCTTCGCACGCGCGCGAGTTCCCTCGTCTGTGATGCTGCACTCGCGCCATCTTCGCGCGAGCATTCGCGCTATGCCGTTCAACTGTTCTTTCGCTCATGTTAAGAGAGAAACATGCCTCTATCACGCTCTGCCCTTGTGCTCTTGCATCAAACACCTCACGCTCACGCGGCGTGAAATTACAAAGCTTCCGAAACTCATCTAGCTCCGGCTCAGTATAGACATCAAACCTTGAACGGTCGCCCATGCCTTATTTTACCTCCGGCAGTCCTGCAATACTCGTGAGCAGCGATACAATGCCTGCCATCGCCGATACAGACGCCACAGCGATCCAGTCCGCTTCCATCACGCCCAGCATATCGCCGCTGAGCATGCCCACAGCTGTCTGTGCAATCGTCTTCACCGCTCGGATCGCGGCAGCCTTCGCCCAGTTGATAAAGTAATTATCCATCTTTTATGCTCCTTTCGTTTTACGGATGCTTGTGAAATCCTTCAAGGTCTTCAATTCTGTGATTGGCCACTTTGATTTGTTCTTCGACGACCGGCATGCGCTTCGCAAAGTTGTTATGTTCTCGGACTTCCCGTGTCAGTTCGTCTATTTTTGTATTGATCACAGCCTGCTGCATCTCCAGCTTGTGGTCAATATCCTTTGCTTGCTGCTTGCTTGTGAGGATCACGCCCACCAAGGTGATCACGCCCGTGAGCACCGACGCTGCGGCTGCGATCAATGCAACAATGATAGTGCTATCCAACGGAATCTCCCGCCCTTCCTCAGTCGATGATTTCTCCGTCCGCTTCCAGCTGCACGCGCACGCTGAATGCGCCCACCGGCTCCCAGGTACGCCCCGTGCTGTCCTCAATGATCGTGCGCACCGTCAGCTCTTCAGCGTCTTTCGGTGGCTCGCGCAGATACTGCGTCATCACATAGCCCGTATGATCAACCGTATTCACCTTACTCCACAGGCCGGTCATCGCCGTGACGTTCACCCTCTCGCCCGGATACAGCCGTGCAAGCGATTCACTATCCGTGTCCGGTTGCTCACGCAGGTTGACATACCCGCCGTTTTTGCTGTAGACCTCGTATTCCTTGTTCACTTCCTGCCATTCCTCCCCGGCATCCTCCGCGTCAATATATGTAACCTCAACGCCCTCGTCCATAGCGGCCTGCACCTCTCGTCTGAAATCATTCATCCTTTTTCCAAACGCCCGCAGCCAGTGCGTGATATCCGCATGTCCGCTTGCCAGCCCACGCGATGCCAGCTCGCTGTGATCCATAACCGCCAGCGCCGTGCCTTCGATATAGCGCTCCACAACTGTATCCGGCGTCGTTCCCATCAGGCTGCACAGATACGCCGTCAGGTTAACAGCCGCCTCCATGACGGCCTTCTGGAAATAAATAAGATCTGTGCGGTCATCCTCACAGATCTCATATCCGATATATCCAAGCTTGTTTGCGTTGCCGTTCTCGCCTTTGCCGCTGATCCAGCAGCGCATATCCCACGGCAGCGTTTGATACACAGCGACCGTGCCATCTTCGAGCTTGCCGATATAGGCATTGGCGCACACGTCCACGCCCGGCCTGTTGTGGCTGTTGCCGTTCTTGTTCACGCCCAGTCTTCCGTCGTTGGGCTGTACATATCGCTTGAGGTATGGATTGTTTGCGCCTGTGGAATGCACCTGCACGCCCACCGATGTCTGACGCACATTCGCTTTGTAGCAATCCGATTCCGTAAACAGCCGCCTATATACCGTCAGCTTTCTCACCGTTATTCTCCTTCCCCATCGCGCACAGCGCATGGCAGAAATATCCGACCACCGCGCCGACCATTGCCGCCGGGATCAGCCAGAGCCAGCGGATCATTGTGGGTCACTCCTTTAAACAGGGTAAGGGGCTTTAATCGTGCAATCGCCTGTAACCATGTACGCGCAATAATCTTGATAGCTAGACAAATACAGTTGCTGAGCGTTTCCGGTACAAGGCCCCAAGTTACCACCAAAGTTAGTATCAATAACACAAACGACCGATGGTGTCGGAACGTTTTCGACTACGATTGTATACCTGTAACCATTAGTGACGTTGGGGATTCTTTCTGACTTCGCATCAAGTTCGGACAAAATAACATGTCCTAACGATCCGTCAGACTTTATAACGGGGATAGCACCATCTATTATTGTTCCGGAGCCATACACTTCTTCGTAAACAAACGTCACCGTACACGTCTCCACACCACCGCCAGAAGACCCGCCGCCTCCCGCTTCCGGTAGAGCATTCACCTTGGCGAGGATTTCTTGTAAGGAGGTGTTATTGGTTGTAATACTCATTGTTGTTGCCTCCTTTTTTAATGAAACGTGAATGTCACACTGCCGATGTCGCCATTGCCAAGGTTTACCCTGAAAAAAACATTCTTCATTTCTTCGTCGGTGTATATATGTATTCCTGAAATGCTTTCACCACTTGCATAAAACTCCTTATTTGTTTCGAAAGAAACCAAAATAATCGATTTGCACACAAGATTTTCAATAGTCATGAATCCGTTTTCAGTGTATAAGTTTTCGTACACTGTTTCGCCATCGACCAGACGTGTACATGCTACATCGGTAAGATATTCACCTTCCAGCGTGAGCGTGCACGTCTCAATACTCGTTCCACCCCCGCCAGTCGCTTTTCCTTCCAGCGCAGATGCGATCTGAGAAATCAGGGTTGCCTGACTGCTGGCTAGTGTTTCTGTGTTGTCAACGGCTCCCTGCATCGTAGAAGCAGCCGTTCCACCGTTCACCGCATTCAGTTCGGCAAGCGGAGTGGTCACGTCCTGATACTTGCTCGGGATTGCTTCGACCGTCACCTGAGACAGACCGTCATACCCGGAATCAGGCTTGATCGTCTGCTCGGAAGTTCCGGGCGTTGCCGTCTTTTTCTGTGTCTTGAATTCAGGCGCAGGGACGTTTACATTCACGCTCTCCGCTTCTTTAACATTGTGCGTACCGTTCTGCGTGATATTCACTGTGCCGCTCGGCACGATGTACTCGTCAGGGATTGCGTTCACGCTGACTTTGGACAGACCATCAAATCCCGTGTCAGGCGTTACGCTCTGCATTTCCTTTGTGGGCGTTACGCTCTTTTCTTGGAGCACAAGATCAGGCGCTTCACCGCTTCCAGCTTCCGGCAGCGCGTTGATACCGGCAATAAGAGCTTGAATTTTCGCTTTGTTATCCACTAATGCCATTTATCACACCTCCCACGGTTGCTCATCGCCCTTGGCAAACGCGCCCGTCTCAGGCAGCAGGAATGCTCCGGTAAACTTCTCATACAGCCCCACAGCGCCGTCACTCTTGCGGTAGCAAGGAATGTACTCACGGACGACCTCAAAGTCATGGGAGATCCGTGCGCTGTATAATTTATACTCCCGCTTGGATGTTACAGCGCCCGATGTCGCCGAGTTATAGCCAAATATAGCCATGGGAACCGTGTGCTTCGACAACGTTTGCGTGAAGTTGGCAAAGGCTTTACGCGTTCCGTTCTCTTCATAAACAATGGCTTGCCTACTGTTCATGAAGTTCGTCTGCAATCGGTAAACCGTATTTACTTTTGTCGAACAAGAGATCGAGCTGCCAATGTTAAAGCCATAATAGCAGCTGCTCGTCGATAGCGGATACGCGCAATAGAAACGGGTTGCGCCGCTATCCTCACGAGAACCCATGGGAATTCGGTCTTGCATAACAGAAAACGACGCAATGACTTCCACACCTGTGCTGTTGTCAGCTATAAAGTCCGTGATGATATATGGATACGTCTCTGCCTCTGCCGATTCGATGTATTCCACCCGCTGGTACAGATCACGATAGTCCGGCTCCACTGGGCCGCTGCCTGCTTCTACATTGACAACCGCTTGAGCATAGCTGGTCACATCATACGTTCCGTTTTCGGTGATCTCAATTGCGCCGCTCGGAATAATGCCGCCACTGCCGCCAGCCTTACCTTGCAGCGCAAGCAGAGCTTGGTCAAGCAGATCGGACTGCGCATCAACTTCCGTGTTCGTTGCGGTCTTTTCATACGGATTGTTTCCCGTGATCAGTTCGCCGGAAGCGTCAAGGGCGGTTTCGCCCTCGACCAGCTTCTCAGGATCAACGCTCACCTGCGACATGTCCACCAGCACTTCGCCGTAGTAGATAACCTTATTCACAGCCATAAGGCCGCACCTCCTTAACCGATGGTCACAGTCTTGCCGCCAGCAGAGTTATCGCTTTCCACATACGGAATCGCCGCAACCGTGACCTGCGTCAAGCAGTTGAAACCGGAATCCGGCAGAACGACTTGTTCCTCAGTAGACGGTGTGACGCTCTTCTCCTGCGGCTTCATACCTTCGCTGCTGCTCATCGTGCCAGTCACGCCCAGCACAGTCACGCCCTCACGGATGTTTTCCGGGGTCAGCTTCGCCTGTTCCGTGCTGGCAATCTGCACCTTGCCGCTGCCGTCGTGAAAACCTTGCGAAACGGTGTATTCTTCAAACTTCGAGGAAATTGTGCCGCTGACAGCACCGTTGTTCTTCATCGTGCCGATTCGCCTTGCGCCTCGTGCATAGAAAATCATGCCATTGAGCGTTTCGGCTTCTGTGGCAGTCGCATCAGTACTGTCCACGTCAAACGTATTCGTTCCGACAATCGGCGTGCCGGTCTTGTCATGAGCGGTCACGTCTTTTGTGAGTTTATCCGGGGTTACGCTGTCACCCGTCAGGTCAATGAGGGTTCTGCCGCCGTAAATCACCTTGTTAATCGCCATAAATATCTACCTCCGTTGCAATGTAAACTGTTTCGCCGTCCGCTTGGTTGCTCGTTTCAAAATAAGGCACTTTGTTTACCTTTACGTTACTGTCCATGAATTTCTGCGCAGTAAGCAGCGTGGTCGATTCCTCTGCGTGGGGCGTAATCTCGTATTCTCCGTCATATTTAGGCAGCTCCGCCGCCGCCCATTTCCCGCCGACGACTGTCAGAACCTTGCCGTTATCCGCCGTCGTGACATCGGGAATGCCAATCGGATTCTCATCCAGATATTTATTGACCGCCTTTTCGATCTGCTCGTCCGATACGCTGCCGCCCAGTGATTCCAGCCATTCCTGTTCTGTCCCCTCAAAACCGTTTTCCACAGCGATCTCGTAGGCGGATTTTCCCGGAATGCCCTGAATCTCATCGAACTTCGTCCTCATCTGCATATCGCATGCGCTGAATTTTACAGAAAACCTCAATCAGATCACCCCGTCTTTCAGGATTCTCGATGCAGGCGCGCGCATGATTTCCGATGCCAGTGCGTCTCCGGTCTTCAGCCTTACGCGCAGCTGGATCTCTACCATTCGTCCGGCTTCCAGTTTCAGCGTATCGTCCTGCGTCATCCTGAAACTCAGTTCGCTTCCTTCGGCCTCGCAGTCTTCCAGCGTCTTTTCAATCACGTCCATGCCGTCCTGCTGCATCGTGATGTACGCTACGTCCAGCCTGTCCACGCTGAAAGGCAGAAAGAAACGCAGTGTCGGCGTTGTTCCTCGAATCATATCCGCCCCTCCTTAACCTTCCCTGTACTGAAGCGTCCCGTCACTTTGCCAAACCATCGTAAGCAGCGATTGCGTGTTCTCGCCGCCTACAATCGAGCCGAAAACGATGAAATTTTCGTTGAAGGCCACAGGCTTGAAATGCGTGTAATACACTCCACCAATGATGAGATTTACGCTCACTTCCACGCCGCCAGCTTTGAGAAGCGCTAATGCGTTTGTAAAGTCTCCATCAATTTGTGCTGATGGAATATTTCCCTGACTGCTTGCGGACACAGTATACACACGATACAGATTTTTTTCTCCATTGTTTCCATACATGCTGGCAAGTACAGTTTCTGCCGCTCGTCTGTATCCTGCTTCGTTTCCGTGGATCATGTCTTCTGCTACAAACGTTTCGTCACCGTATTCAATACCCAGGCTCATGTCGATGATCGTGCATCCGCAGTTTCGTACAAGTCGGTACAGCGTTGCCTCATACAGCAGCCACGCATCGTTGACCTTTCGTACTATTGCCTCGTCTGTGCCAACAATACCCGGTGCATCCGATCTCCACGGCATCCATTGCAGCCATACGATCCATGCATGTGGAGCAAGTTCTTTGATTCTCTCTAATCCTCGCCTTGCGTATCCGCAGATAGTGTTCTGCGAAGCACTGTCCGTGGCAAAACCAGGATTGAAACTCTCACCCTTTGCCACACGAGCGATATCGTTAGCGCCGTACTCGACAAAAACGATATCCGCTTCTTGCACGTCCGCAGCGTATCGATTGACCTGATTGATAAAAGCGTAGTCCGTTACCGAATCTCCCTGATACGGTACAATGGAAGCGCCGACGACGCCGCGCTTTTTCACACTCTCAAAATCGCCGCTTTCTGCCAGATAATCCACAAAGCTGATATCGTTGTTGCCGATACCCTGTGTGATCGAATCTCCAAAAAACACGGCTTTGCCATATTTCGTGCCGGTATTTTCGTCAATGTAATTCTTAATTCCCTGCTGATCAGCAGCCGTCCAATAATCCGTGCCGCGCACAGGCGTGTATCCAGCCGGTCCTTGCGGCCCGGTCGTGCCGTTATGCACCTGATAAGTCCATGTGCCGCCGTCCGTGTAGTACACAGTATATGTGTCCACCGTCCCGGCAGCTCCGTTTCCTGCCGTGCGCATAATCGACTGGATACCCCGGCCCGTAGGCCCTTCCGGTCCTACCGCGCCCTGCACCGGCCCAATGTTCACCCAGCTCAGCGTATCGATGCCCCAGATATACACAACATTGTTGTCCGCCGCACCCACGGCGAACGCCTGCCCGGCTTCTCCCGTCGGGTGCGCGGCGATCAGCTGATCGTAGGTGTCAAAGCGATCCAGCACCGTGAAATTCGCGCTTTTCGCCGCTTCCAGCGCAGCGTCTGCCGCCGCCTGCGTCTGCGCCGTCACGGCCTGCATCGTCGCATACTGCGCGATGATATCCTGCACGCTGGGGATCACGCCCTCCACGTCCAGAATGCCGCCCTCGCCGTCGCTCTCCATGTGACCGCTGATAAACAGAATCGTGCGCGTCACGTCGCTTGCGCTGAGCATCATGCGCAGCTCATAGCGTCCGCTTGCGCGATAGCATTCCTCCGGCAGCGTCACGCTCGCCTTGTTTTCGCTCACTTCGCCCGTCAGCGGGATCTTCACGCCGCCAATCAAAAACGACGCGGTGACCGCCGCGCCGCTGATGTCCACTTCCTTGTCCCCGTCCACGATCTCCGCCGTCACCGTGTTCGCGTTCTTGTCGCCCTTCATCAGCACTGCGCGCTGGGGCATCTCCACAAGGCCGCTTTTCACATCGATCTTAAAGATCATCGGCTGTCTGATTTCGCTCATGGTCAGCCCTCCTTGTGTTTCGGCTTTTTCATCGTGATGCGCAGACTTCCATCGCTGTCGTTGCGCGAAATCGCTGCAAGCTCTGTGAATCCGCGGTATGCATGCTCAACGTGCTGCGCATCCTCCTGCGTCAGCGTTTCCACGCCTTCAAAATCCGCCGCCACCTCGCTGATCGAACGCGCATCCATCACGTCCATCATCAGGCGATTGCTGTCGCGAACGGATACCAGCGCCCGGCTTGCCTCAAACACCTGTCCTTTGCTCGTCGTGGTTTTCATTTTCGCTCATCTCCTTCAGCATTTTTCTTGCCTCGCGGATCTTCTGGATCGCAACGAGCTGGTTATTCATGTTCATCTCGCCCTTGACCTCCACCATGTTCAGGTGTAGCATCGCTGCATTCAGCAGAAAATCAATCCCATCCATGCGAACCTCACTCAACTCCCAAAAAGGTAAATTCCGTATATTTTCGGTTCAGCGTCACGCCTGTCACAGTGCCTCCAGTGCTGTTTACTGTCAGGCTTGTATTCCCGTTCAGCAGCGACTTTGTAATCAGGCTCAGATTTGTGCCGCCCAATGCAAACGATCCGACATTTGCTCTGTTTGCTACATACAGCGAATCTGTCGAAGACGCGCCGGTCACGTTCAGCGTGCGTAGCACAAGCGAATCGCCCAGCGACAGCTCAAACTCCGCAAGCTCCGCTTCAAGCCTTTCGACCGTCGCATACTTGCCCAGATCCACTTTGTCGGCTTTGATCTCCGCCAACGTGCCCAGCTCGTTCGCATGCAGCAGGATGCTCGCCTCGTTCTCGCCCATTCTGGCGATCAGGCCCGCATGCGCGCCTGTTCCGTCGCCGTAGAGCACGAGTTCAGCCTGGGTCAGCCTTCCGGTCGCCTCGTCTGTCTTGCTGGCCGTCAGGCGGATTTCCTCCGCATTCGCCTCGATCAGGCGCGCATTCATCTGGATCGTGTCCGCGTTCAGCTGGATCAGCTGCTTGGTTTCGATATATCGGTTGTTCTGCGCCTCCGAGGATTTTCCAAGGCTTGTGCTTGTGTTGCTCAGCTTGGCGATCCGGGCAATCAGTCCGCTGTCGTCCGCCTCTTCGCCGATGGTGATCTTCGTCAGGCCTCGCCGCAGATAGTTGCGCTTGATGTTGATCACAACCGCCTGAAGATCCTCGCCCGTCTTCGTGCGCACCCACACCAGATCGTAAAGCCGCACGATCATGTGCTCGTATCCGGGGATGTGCTCCATGTCACTGGCCGTCGCCGTGCCGGATACCTTGGGTTTTGACCGCTTCTTCAGCTCCGCGCGCGTCTTTTCCAGCAGTTCATTGGGATCCTCGATATACTTGTCCGAAAAAACGTCCTCGCGTCCCTCGCCATAGAGCGCGATTGCGTCCGCATCCTCGATGTACGTTTGTCCCTTGGGCTTGTCCGGCGCTTCCACGTCGGCAAAGGTTACGCACGTCGGCGGGTCCTCCGTGCCGATGGGCTTGCCGATGCCGTACATCTTCGTCACCGGCGCGCCGCTTCTGGTCACGTAGATCTGTGCGCTGCCGCTTGCGCCCTCAAACAGCCGCCCGCGGAATACGTTCTCCCGCGCCGTCACGTCCACGATTTTCCCGACGATCTCGCCGTTTTCGATCACGAAATAAGGGGTAACGCGCGCCTGATACTGCACCGCAATGTCGCGCAGCACCTTCCAGCGCTTATCCCGGTATGCACTCAGATCGCTTGTTCCCTCTGCGCTTGCTTCGCCCAGCTGCCAGCCGCTGCCCGCAAGCGCTTCCTGCGCGGCCTGCTGCGCCGTCGCGCCCGTCAGGCGGATCTCCGGCACGATCAGATGCGCCAGCTCTGCCACGGCCGCGTCCGTCGCCACAACCGCCGTCACGCCGCGTCGCTCGTCCTTTTCCGCGCTGTCGATTTCAAACAGCCGCAGGTGCGCATCAACGTCAAAAAAGGCCAGGAATTCTCCCGGCCTTGCGTCATATTCGCTTGCGATCTCGGCGTCCAGC